GTTACAAAGTAATCACATCCATCTCACCAAGTGAGAATGTTTGCTGGCTAACACCAGCGAAAGTCGTACGCGTTCCAATTACGGACAGTATACTTAGCTATAACATAGCGACCTCGCCCTCTTAAGGGGTAAGTCTGGCTACAGCCGTATATACCGGACGCTCTCTGCACGCCATCGTCGTGAGACGATAGCGACCTACGTCTTGGTCGAAATACAGCGCCACGTATATACGTGACGCCGTACAAGTTAGTTGCAAAGTTTTTCTCCCCGAAGCACGCGTTGATAACTGAGTCTCCAAGTTCACTTGGGCCGAAAAGCCTCCAGTGTCGTGGAATACTGTTAACGATTCGTTCCCATAAAGGACGGAAACGGCGGTCACATAGACCAATGCCACCATAAGAAAGGTGGGCAATGCTACGGATAGAATTCGCAACTTTAAACTTATCGACTTCATGTTTAGGTATCTCCTTGATAAAAATTGGTCTGACGGCTACACCGAGGAAGAAGTCTTCACCGCAGGACTCCCGAAAGGGCCCCGTGATGAAAGTTTTTTCTTCGTTTGGTTTAAAGCCAGCCGTTCTCAGGACGTCCAATAGGACGCCAGCCACATGCGTGGGGACAACAATATCATCCCCGTACACATTAACAGGCTGATCACTTTCTGAGTGAATCACACAAGCCTTCGCTAAAGCGAAGAACAGGAGGGTTTCAAGTTCAAAAGTAAATCCATTACCCATTGATGAGAATTTCTCATTCTCAATGTAGGTATCAATACCGCTACTATCCTTGTAGCAGGTGAACGGTGACCGGAGATTACTCAGCAGTTCGAACCACCCAAAGGGCAGCAGTTCGGCAACTAAAGCAATCGCTATAGTGTCTGAGGCAGATGACAGATCAATTGTCGCATAGGAGCCGTCCTGGCTTCCTAATTTGGCAAATTGAGCATTTACACTTTGCTGTTTTCTAAGGTCGACGCCGGCTAATAAAAGCCTGCTTCGAATATAGCGTCCAGCCATAAGTTGTAAGGGGACATTCATGTCCGGCTCAATACAAATACACCTATCGACCTTCCCATTTTTCGGGACGAAAGTAAGTGTATTATAGTTGATCATGTTGAACGTTAGTTTTTCAAAAACTGATGCCGGTCCCTCTACATATACGCCAACTTTGGCTGCATATAGGAGTGGATTTTGATATAACATCCTCCTCACGAGGGGGATAGCATCACGCGTACATTGAATGGCGCCTTTTTTGAACTTACCAGGTATATTTACCTCAAGTCCGTTAACAGCACTGGTAGAACCAGGTCCGAAGCGGAAGTTGTGCGTAGCCAAATCTGGCACAGCACCGAGTATCCCACTTACAACCCTTGCCGCAGTGTGAAAGATTCCAGAATATTTACTATTCCGTATTCTATCACGCAACAGGAGATTGGTGGCAAGACATTCTTTTTCAGCTTCTAAGAATTTCTCGAGGGCTAATTCTGCACGGCTATCCGAATCATCAAGGATACATTTCTTGATGTAGGAGACGGCTTGATAGTCCTTTTGAAATCTGTCCACGTCTAAATAATTGTTTGGATCCACCGACAAGTCATACAGTTGCTCAAAATCCCCTTCATTGAGGATAATGTAGCACATTAATGAGGTTGGTGTATTTAACGTTTCATAAAGACGAAGGGCAATATCTGCTACGAAGTTTCTTCTTTTAGCGAGCGATAATTTTTTATCGCGTATGACTTTGGTCATGATTAGTATTCCTAATTAGGTAGTAGGTGCCAGATTTTCTAGCGCTTGTTGCCAAGAAGTAGTACCGATCATGCCGGTCACGTAACTGCGAATATTTGAGCGGTCACTAGCACTCGATTTCCGAGGCATGGTGACTTCAACATTCACGGTTGCCGTTGAAGTAACTGTATTCGTCGCATCTAGCAACGGAACTTTAAGGCGGTAAGTAACACGCATATTCTGCGCGCTGGCTTGTTTCACCGATAGTGTTAATGTTTCACCCGCTTCGTAAGTTGCGGCTGCGACATTTTTCCATGATGCTGGTTCTTGACCCGACTGACCATTAATGGCAGTTAGGTTGAGGGTTCCAGCTGGAGACACTTTGGTTAAAGATAGGCTTGATATTGCGGGCATATTATAATCCCAAGGAGGTTAATGTTTAAAACGCTGCGTAAGCAGCGCGAGTGCCGAAATGGCTTTACTTATATCCAGTTTTACCATAGTCGTGAGACTAGGCATTGGTATATAAGGTTGTCGGTGTTTCCAAACGTACTCTGAGTATGCACTGGCTTCTGAATAATCAACCTGATAGATATCAGGCAGAAGTCCGTCCGGTACAATGCGTACAGTACAATCATATTTGGCCAAAGTCTTTGAAACGCTGTAAGGGTTAACAAGAGTTATCCCAGCAAGGGAGTTTTGTATCCGTAAGAAATCGCCGACTGGAATGAACCAGTCGACAACAAAACTATACGGAAGCAGTTCCCATGCGAGCGACAAAGGATTTGAGATGTCGAATTGATTAAGGAAAGCCCAACCAGGATCTTCTATTCTAACTTTGGCACCTGCCACAGCGACATGTCGCATGCGGTATTGGTGCGTGGTCCGAATATTAGATCGCAAGTCGGGTTGACTAGTTTCATAATGAGTGCTCTCACCACCTCGTATCTTTTTACGGATACGTGCAGTAGGAGCATTTTTCTTCTGAAACTCCAACACGTCATAAACGTCTGAAACAAGAGGTACCCAGCCGTAAGAATACTCCAACCATAAGTTGTGTGCATTCTTAGGGTTTACTTTACGTCTTCCTCTAAAAGGGTTCACACCCCTTCGGAGGTCGCCATAAAGGTTGGCTAGTGCCAATGCGGATGAAGCTATCATTTCGATAGTTTTCCTCCTTTCGGCAAAAATCTGTCCTAATCCGAGCTTAACTTCGTTTAGCTCTTCATAAAACTTGAAATGTACCTCATTACTCATATCTCTGGTGTAATTAGAGTCGCCGTATAGCTGAGGATCAAAAAATCCGCCAGTTTTGGTTTCTATAGCACCCCAAGTCCCGGAAGGGATGTGGAGATATGGGCTTCTCGCCTTGGCGATACGTGCTCGATATTCTCGAAACACGTGCTCGTTAGAGCGTTTGAGCAACCTTCCGTTTGAATCACGGGGACTATTGTCCCAGCTCATCTCTCGTCCAGTCTTAGTATATTCTGTCTCAACGACAGTAGAACTAAAATGGTCCATAGTAAGTCCGGTGTATACACCAAAATCCTGTGACCAGCTCGCAGGAAGGGCACTTAGTGCCTGGAGCATTCATTTCTATGACATGCTGAGCCCCTTC